CGATGGCCGGCGAGTAAGCCGCCACCACTTTCTTCAACAGGTAGGCCACGGTCTGCCACTGTGGCGCCGGGATGGCCTTGTCAAGGATCCAATGGGCATAGAGCCCGTTGCCGGAGTTGACGACGGCGGGCATCGGCAGGCCGGTTGCTGAGACAAATTGCTGCAGGGCTTTGCACCCCTCGCTCTGGTTCTTCAGCGGCCACTTCTCGCCGCAGTCGATGTCCAGAAAGAAGTTCTTCAGGTACCTGGCGTTGTCCTGGCTGCGGGTCTTTTTGGCAAGGGCTTTGTACTCCGGTTTCGGCAGGCCGTAGGGTATCTGTTTGTTATGGGCCTGAGCCTCCCGGATCTTCCCCGGGTCGTAGGTGGCTTGGGTTATGTAGGTGGTATTGCCGTTCTTATCCAGCATCTTGATCTGGAGAACAGCGGAGTCGAGGTCGTCAAAAAAGAAATGCCGGAAGCCTCCGCTGGGGAGCAGCTGTGCGACACAATACATCCCTTCTTCCGGAAGGAGCCGGCGAACGAACATGGTGCCTCCACTTGTAGGTTATAGAGTTGAATACCTACTTGGCGGAACGCATTTCTGCAACGATTTTCCTCAGCACCTTGACGCGCTGCGGCGCCTTGAGTTTTTCCTTGAGTGGCAACCGGCCGTGCCTGCATCCCTTCTCCAGGCGGAGGGCGGTGTTGTAGGCGATGTCAAGCCTGAGCTTGTCGGCGATCGGTGCGCCTTTCTTCCAGCGGTAGAGGGTCTCTCTTGAGATGTTGGTCAGGCTGGCGAAATCGGTGGGACCGATCATGGCCTTCTCCAGGACCTCGTACATATACGCTACTTTCGGATCGATCTTGATTTCTGCCATGGTGTTCTCTCTCTTCTCTATGTTGATGCCAGGGTGCTCTGACCACCCTAGCAGGTATAATCTCAGGCCACGCGCCAGAACCGAAACCCTTCAGCCAGTTTGCGTGAGGACAGTTTGACCTCGGCCGACTTCGCTGACCGCATCACCGACTCGCGCACGGTCTTGCCGGCGGAGAACGGGACGAAGAAACTATCGCCCACTTCCATCGCCTGCAACTTCTCCTTGGCCTTGCTCGGTTTGGCTACGTTCACCCGCGCCGGCAGTTCGATACCGGCTTCTATCTGAATGCTCCCAAAATCAATTGCCATGTTCTTTTCTCCTTAAAGGTTGAGTTTTTACAGTCCCAGATCGCGAATCAACTGGTCGTCGCTCGGCTCAAGGGCGCCGGCATGGACCTGGGTGTTACTGACCGGTGCGGCAGAGGTCCCACCGAGGTCGAGGTCGTCCATCAGCTCGCCCTGAGCGGCGGCGAGTTTGGCAGCGGCCTCGGCGGCTTCCTTCTCAGCCTTCTTGGCTGCCTTAGTGGCGGCGGACTTGGCGGCGGCTTCCGCCCGGGTCTTGGCGATGGCGGCTTCTTTCTCGGCAGCGGCCTTGGTCTCAGCATCTGCCTTGGCAGCGTCCTCGGAAGCGTTGACCTGCCCCTGGTACTCCTGAGGAGTTCCGGCAGACATTGCAGGCGAAGGTGCCGGCAAAGCAGGAGTGGACGACATGCCGGCGATAATGTCCTCAACCTCCGGCAGGGCGGCGATCTCGGCCAGCTTGGGCAGGGTGTCCTGGGGCAGGAAACCGCCGAACTTGAAGACCACGACCGGAAAAGTCTGGGCCAGGTCGAAGGCGACCAGGGTCTTGGCGGTGCCGAGCGGGATGCCGGCGGCCGAGAGCTGCTTGACATACATGCCGAAGTTCTTCAGCGAAGCCGGCGGGATCTTGAACATATAGGCCTTCGGGTCGGTCTCGGTCTTGCGGGAGCCGGGGATGAAGACGGCCAGGGTCTTAGTGTCCGAGCAGGCCTTGCCCTTGGTGGCGTTGCCGTTCTGGTCGGTTCCGGAGCCGAAGGCATTGTGCGGGCAGTTGGCGCACAACTCACTCTGCGGGCTCGGAGAGGTCGGGTCGGGGCGGACATTGTCGGTGCTGAAGCAGTCCGGGCTCTTGCCCTCCTCGCCGGGGTTGAAGGCGGTGGCATACCAGGTCTTCTGCAGGGGCTTCTTGGCCCTGAGAATAACCATTGGCAGGTAGGCATTGTCGTCTGGACCGATGACCATCTTGCCGGCCGGGAATGCAGCCTCGTCGCCGTTGGCATCGACCAGGGTGAACTGCTTACCCGAGAGTTTGAGCCGCGGGGGCATACCGGTCGAGATGCCGGCTGCCGCGTCGTCGTTGGCCTGGCGGGCCAGTTCGGGGTTGAGGATATAACTGGGGACTTCGGCCATGCTGGGTATCATGAGGTCGTTCATTTGTTCTCTCCTTGAGATTGGTCTGTGCCCTCTGGGGGCGGGTTAAGTGGTGCGTATCTTCTGAATTTTATCGTGTCGCCTTTGTAGGCGTCACTATCTTCTTTCCATTTGTCAACGAGGGGTTGACGATTTTCACTGTACTTGGCAAACTGATTCATCATGCTTGTACACGCTCGCTCCATCATCACTTCTATGTCTGACTTAATGGGCGAGTAAGGAACTTTCGGGGCCCCCTCGACGGTGACTTCTATCTCATCATCCTCGGACATCCAATACTGTGCCCCGCAGGACAGGCAAGACCACTTATCTCCTGCGTCGCAGTCGTAGTCATCAGTCTCGATGAAGGTCTTGGCTCCACAGGAGGGGCAGTATTTGTTCATGACCGCCTCACCTTAATACTCTTTAACTGAGAATAATTGACCCCGGGAGGAGGTGGCTGGCCGTCCTCGATCGCCTGCTTGACCGCCGACTTCGACACTGCATGGGTCAGGAAGTCGAACTTCTGCCCCTCCTGCACCCAGCCGAAAAACGTCGACCAGTCGGCTACCGAGACATTGTCGACGGTGTCGACGTAGCTGGTGCCGTGCGGGGTCTTGATCGACGTGGCGCCGATCCTGTTCATCTCGGCCATCAACCAGTTCTCCCGCTTGGTCTGGAGGTCTTTCAGGACCGCCAGCTCGGCATCGAGTTCTTTCTTCTTGGCGGCGATGATGTCGCGGGTCTCGACATACTTCGCCACCACCTGTTCCGCGGTTACGCTCTGGCGCATTGGTGCCTCCTTTACGAGTTCGTTGACTGTCCCGATCCATCCGCAGTCGCACTTGACTACGTTGAGGTCGGGCGGTGTCTGGTAGTTGGTCGTGGTCAGCTTATAGGGCTCATCGCCGCATTTCGGGCAGACCTGGTGCAGGTTTCGATACTCTCTCATTTCCTTCCCCCTTTCCTACACCCTACAACTTCGTCAACGGGTTGTCAATTATTATTTGTTGCTTGGTTTACATTTTTACTGACATACTCTCCTGCTGACCTGGGCCTAGTCAACTCTGGGTACTCACAACATTGTTCAGCAGCGTATCTAAGTGCCACGGCTTCTAGGAACTCTTCACTCATCCCCAGAGTTTTACTCTTACCGTCAACCATTATATACGACATCCAGCGTCCTGCTCTCGCCGCCCAACATACTCCGGTTACTCCACTACTGTTCTGTATGTAGCTCTTATTTCTATTCTGGCATTGGAACGTTGCCTGCTGTAGATTTTTATATCTATTATCACTTCGTATCCTGTTTTTGTGGTCTACCGTCTCTTCTGGGAAGTATCCTTCCACGTAAAGTACGGCTAACCGGTGCGCTCCATACTGCTTTCTGTCTATGGTGATATTCACATATCCCTCCCCGTTTATGCATCCGGCCTTATCTCCTACGCGCATCTTCATTCTGGGGACTCTCCATGTAAAAATACCTGTGGTCTTATCATATTTGAGGACTGCTTTTAACTCGGCCTGGGTAAGCATCATCTCCCTCCCGAAAGACTTAGAACAATATCTTGTAATTTCCCTCGTTCCTTCAACACCTGATAGATCTTCTTCTCTTCCGCCGTAGCGTACAGGTGGCAGATGTCGATCTTGATCTTCTGCTTGCTGCCATCCATCCTGGCGTTGGCCTGCTGGTAGACTTCAGCCTTGTAGGTCGGGGCGTACCAGATCGTCAGCGTGGCGGCGGTGAGATCGAGACCGTGGGCCAGGACCTGGGGATGGGCGACCAGGACATGCGGGTTGGGCAGGGTTCTGAACTCTCGGAAGATCGTCGTGCGGGCCCCGGCAGACACCCGGCCGTCAACCACCGCCACTGACCACCTCTTCCTCAGCTCGGTTGCCACAGCGTCGAGGGCGCCGGTGAAGGGGACCAGGACGATAACCTTCTCGTCATTCTCGGCGATCACTTCCTCAAGGACGCTCATGCGTGGGCCGAAGTCGAACTTGACTAGGGAGCCGTCGGCTGCTATGACCACGCCACAGGCGGTTTGTACCAACTTTGAGATCAACACGGCAGCGTTGACCGCTGTCACCGTCGAGCCCCGGACCTCGGTGGCGGCCTGGGCGATCAGTTGCTTATAGGCCTTCTTCTGGTCCTCTGACATCTCAGCCCGGCGTTCGATGAAGCATGGCTCCATGTCGGTGCAGACTGAGCGTTCAAACCTGATCGAGGGTTTCAGGATCCTGGCCACTGACTGCTCGGATCCACGCTTGGGCACCCACTTGAACGGCCCGAATTGCAGCATGGTCTCCTGCTTGAAGGCGGTGAAGTGACCATGATAGTTCTCAGGGGTCAGGAGTTTGCACTGACCGAACGCGTCGGTGGGGTCTGAGGGGGTTGGTGTGCCAGTCAAGCCCCAGGCCGCTCTGACGATTTTCTGAGCATTGAGCACTCGATTGAGGGGTTTGAACAGGGTCTTGGACCGGCTATTCCGGAAAACTGCTACCTCATCGACGATCACCAGATCGATGTCCGGCCGGTGTGACAGGGCTTCCTCGATCAAGCCGACGCCGTGGTGATTTATGATCGAGTAGTCACACTTCTGTGCCAGCAGGTCATGGCGTTTCTGCCGGCTGCCGTGCAGGACGGCGAAGGTGTTGAGGGGTAGGGACTCGAAGATCGCTCTCTCCCAGACATCGAAAAGCGTAGACAGCGGAGCGACGATCAGAACCCGATGAACGTAGCCTTCCTTCCGGAGGTAATCGGCGGCCCAGAGGGCAGCGTTCGTTTTTCCAGTCCGAGGCGCTGAGTGGCAGTGGGCTCGGGCATTTAACGTGAAAAACGCCGAAGTCTCTAACTGATACCATCGCGGTGTGAATCTGCCAGGCCAATTATACTTTGAGAGGATAGGAGACGGGGCTTTAACCCCCATATTATTTAAGACTTTCGCTGCATCCAAGGTGTGAGGGATAGCACAAAATGTCTCCGCACCCACAGCTGCTATTTTTGCACCTGGAAACATCTCTCGCATCTGGTGCGGCGAGGTTGTCTTGATGACAATGTGATCGTTCAAAATCCTCGGGGTCATCTGTGAGCCTCGATGTATTGCTTTGCTGAAGAATTTATATCGCAGTCCTGGAAACCTAAGCATTGCTCGGCTGCGTACCGAGCGTAAGCTGCGGCCAGAACAGATTTATAGTGCCCTAGATAAAAAATCTTCCCGCTAACCATTACAAAAGCCTGCCAACTGCTCCGCTGAGATCTCCACCGCACCCCTGTAACGACACTGGTATTGTTTTTTGCTACTTTGCAGTTCCTGGCCTGACACTGATGTGTAGCCTCGCGTAAATTCAAGTACCTATTGTCGTCTCGTATTCGGTTAATGTGATCCACCGTATGTTCTGGCCAATACCCCTCCATCCAGAGGATCGCCAATCGATGCGCTTTATACACCCTGCCATCCACTGTTATATCTATGTATCCAGTAACATGCTTGGAGCCAGCCTGCATCCCAGGTGTGACTCCACTTTTTCGGTGTGTCCATATAAAGACGCCGGTGGCTGGGTTATAGTGCATCAGATTCTTTACTCGTTCCTGAGTAAGTTTTTTCATCTGGGCTCCTTCAGGTCTGGGAACAGGGCTCTGTACTGACCGGCGTCTAGGGTCTGCAGGACATAATGGTCGTTGATTACTCTAGCGGCATTCATAGGGGATTTCCATAAACTCCAAGACTTCTTTCAAACCGAGATACTCCATACAGTATTTGTGGAGTTTTGGGTGGGTCTGCTTCAGCTTTACGAACCTGGGTTCTTTCTCCATCTGACAGCCGAACATGCAAAACACGCAGCCAGTACGGTCGTAGCCCATGTCGTAGATAGGGCTATAAGGTATGCCTGCTCTAAGGCATCGCCAGACATCGTCCTTAGTCCAGATTGAGAGGGGGCGGGACAAAGGTTCTTTGGTATTGAAGCTGTTGCAGCCGAACTTCATGTACTGGTCTCTACGCTTCTTAGAATCTCCAGCCATTGATCCGTTCATCCCACAACGGCCACAATCTTTTATGTACTTCTTTATTGGCCCGATCTTCATCATGTTGCAGCATTCATCACTTATCTTGAATGGAGCGTGAACCAAATATTGATACTTCGCTGAAATCATCCCCTTAGTGCCGTTTGGCCATCCATGCAGTCTGCGATATTTCTGTTCTTCCGACTTTGTGTTGCGGTACCTGCTGATCGCACATGCCTGCGCCTTGCTCACCACTGGGTACCCATACCGCTTAATGACTTCCACAAAGGGCATTTTTGGCTTCAACCACACTACGTTCGAGATGGTCTTCATAAATGATACGATCTCGGGAAACTCAAGGCCGGTGTTCACAAATACCGATGGCACATCGGGATACAATTGGCGGACCAGATGCCGGAGAACCGTCGAGTCGGCCCCGCCAGAGTCAGCGACGTACACTTTACCATCCCAGGCCTCATACCACTCTCGGATCCTCTCTCGGCTCCAGGCAATCTTTTGGTCAAGCGGGAGGTCCTGTCGTTGTTGTATTTCTGCGAGGGAGAGGCTCATAACTTCCTTATTGCCTTTTGAAACTCTTCCCGCTCTCGTTTAACTTGCATGAAGTACAGCCACTCCTCAAAAACTTTCAACGACTCTTCTCCATCGATAATAAACACGGCGCCGCCCGAGGCTGCGATAGCGGCCAGCTGCAGTTTTTGAAACCCTGTCGGGGATTTTCCCGGTGCTTTCGCCTCAATCGCCCAGAACCTGCCGCGATAATGACCGATGAAGTCCGGGATGCCTCGCACCGATAACGGCCCCTGCACCGCGGCGTAGAACCAGCCAGCAGAAGTGGTGAACGTCCCGGCCTTGGCTGCTGGCTGGATATCGTACTGGGCCAGGAGCTGGACGATCTGTTTCTTGACTGCGTTCTCAGGCGTTGTCTCCATCCGTTCCTCGTCACTTTTTCCCAGATGTTCTCGAGTGTATCAACCTGCTTCGGCGAGAGACTGCCTCTTTCGTCAAGCTGGGTATCTACCGACTCGAGGAAGTTTGCCTCCCACTCGGTAAGCTGCGATTCTCTCGCCGTGCAGTCATCTATCAGTTGCTGGTATTCTTCTTTTGGTGCGCTCATCTCTTCAGTACCTCCATCAAATATCGCGCCTGGTTCTTGGCGTCGTCGAGGGCATTGTGAGCCACTCCGCTTTTCACGAACTCGACCTCCGGGTGCAAGGCCTTGATCGTTCGGAAACACCTGTCATCCCAGAAGTTCCACGGCGGCTTCAACCCCAGCCGCTCGTAGGCTGATCTCAAGATCACGTTGTCGAACGCAGCGCCGTTGCCCCACAGGCAGACGTTGCGCACTCCGTTCAACCAGTATATCCAGCCGGTGAAATGGTCGAGGGTGAGACTGATCTGCTCTCCCTTGCGCTCAAACACCTTCCTGGCCTCGTCGCTCTGCTGCATCCACCAGAGTACGGTCGAGGGTGTGATCGTGCCGCCAGCGGCCACTGAGGACTCCAGATCGACGACCTCATAGAACTCCTGGCCGAGCAGTCCGGTTTCGAGTGAGAACTCAACGGCACCGATGGCTATGATCGCCGCATCCGGACCGTTGCCCATGGTCTCTAGGTCGAGCATTACATCAATGCAGGGCATATTATCTCCTCAATCTTTCCAATATTCTTCTGTGTGAAATACACAAATCCCCTCGAACATCTGAGCAACGGTGTTGTCCACAATGACTGTGACATGCGGATGGCCGTTGTCGTTGAGCCACTTTATCAGTGGCCGGGTCACTTCCTCAAATTCTTTACGTTGCTTATCAGTTAAATTCATGGTCAATCTCCTTTATACAGTCCCTTGGGATTCACCGCATGTAAAGCAAATGCGGAAGTCATAAGGCCATCCAGCCTCGTCATAGACAACGTTGTGCGGACATTTTCCTTGGGCGTGCAAGGCTGCCGCTTCAGCAATATCCTCTGGTGTAGCTGGCTCAATGTCGCTCTGGGTAACTATGCCGCACATCCTCTCCCTCACTACCTCCTTAAATGGTTTCTTATCTTCCGGCATCATCAATCTCCTTGTTGGTTATGAGCCTCTCGGCCCGGGCCTCGTCTTTCTCCTGCTGCCAGGCATCGGGGTCGAGGGGGTAGGTGTCGGTCGCTTCGCAGTAATCGAGATAGTCTTCGTAGGTGAGGATCATGACCCTACAGTCTCATCAGACCCCTCCCAGGTAAACTCAGCAACCGGGAAATGCGCACCACAACCACAGCAAAACGTGCCGCCGTAAAACTTCGGGTCGCGGGCGTACGTCTCAGCCAATGAGAGCCCCATCTTCGTCACTATGCCGCACTTTGTGTGCTTGTAGCTCTGGCGTACTGGTCGAACGAATCCCTTTGCGCGTTCCTCTAGGCATAGGACCACATAGCCTTTTTGCATTCCGGAATCAGGGTCAATCTCCCGATGATTCGGGTCCACGGCTTCGCCGTTGGTCATGCAGGTTTTTGGTTGTTCCCTCATTGCAGTTTCTCCCTTTGCGCTTCTGCGTTTGCGGCTCTGACCACTTTCTCAAGGTCGTTTATGGAGGCTGTAACCACTGTCAGGGTTAGCGTGCCCTTGGTAACTCCTGGATGTTGTTCAAACTGAAATCCAGCGTCAGAAAGATGACGTTTGAAGATTGATAGTTTCCAGTTGTCTATGGCAACTGCTGCTTTAGGCATATTCTTACCCCTCCTTCGGGGCATCCTCAAGCGGGCACCACTCAGGAAATGCCATTCCGTTGGGGATTTCTCTCCAACCGAAACTTTCTCCGTTTTTTATTGATGGGTGATGACAAAATTTCGTTTGCGTGGTATGCCTTTGAAAATGTCTGCACTCAATACACCCTCTGATCACTAGGATTTTCATACTCTCCTCTCTCCTCGTCGTTGTGGGCAGTCGGGCACGGCGCACCAAGGGCAAAGTCCTGAAGGACGCGCCGGGAAAGTCTCAGTCTTCCACGCCTCCTCCATTCGCGCCACCCGCGGCAG